GTCAAAACTGTTGGCACCATCCGCCCGTCCACTGTAGAACGGGCGAGTCTCCTGGTCCCTCGGATGGTGTTCGAGGGCGATTGGTCGGCGGAACTAGGTTCCGTCAACCACGCCAGAAGATTTGCTGGTCTACGCAGACTTTGGAAGGTCTGCGCCGCCAAGCAAGAAAAGGGTGGGGGTAGTAGGACGAAGGCCGCTAGAAAGAATGGCGACCAAGACAGCGTTGGAGGAAAGCCCGTGCCCGGGGGCGCTGTCAAGAAAGTGAGGTTTGGGCCTGATGTGGTACACTCAAACTCCTTCGACCTGCTAAGTGACAGCAAGGCGGCGAAGAGAGCAAGAGGAGATGCTATGTTCTTGAAATGGGCTACGTCAGAGTGCGCCGGTGGATGTACAACCCGGAACACCCCACTCCAGAACTTCAAAGAATTGATTCGACCGGTCAACTGGGAGCAGGTAATAACGGCTCATCAGCTGGCATTCGGCACTATCCACTGGGGTGACCGCTCCCGACAAAACCAAGGGGCGGCCTCCGAACTGATCAAGCTTCTCGATGGAATCGTGAGAGGCGGGACCAAGTTCGTGGGTAACTGGTGTCTGGACCGAAGGATCAAATCGACAAATGGTAAATCAAAAGTCACGGGTCATGTCGGAAGAGGCGTGGAGTCGAGGGCACTCTTCCTTGCATCAACACTTGACCGTGGCTTCCTCCACAAGGCAACCCCGCGCGAGATGGCGCAGGAGCTCGAGGAGGCTTTTGAACGGCTCACTGTCCCTAAGGTGGCCTCCAAACGAGAGAACGATGTAGCTCATTTTGTTCGCTCTCTTGCGCGGAAGGCTCGACATGGCCTCCCGAAGACGATGCCTCTTGCGCGCCCGAATGAATCGGCGACAGAAGAGGCTTCTCGACGGAAGGGTGGTCAGAAGAAGATCGTAGCCGACTGGATCGATAAGGCTCGAGGTCCAGGTCGGCCAGTCAACATCTTCAGAGGGATGGTGTATTATGCGTCTAAAACAAATCAGTTCTACTCTCCGAGAGCGATTGACAATGCTCATCGGGACATCGAGGATGCGACAGATGTATCGCGCGGACCTCGTGAAGCGACCACTCATACTGCTCACTATGGAGTGTGGTATGTGGCGCAAGCGGGAACTGAGGAAACCTTCAACACGAAGACCGCTGAGGAAAGACAGGCGGCCATTGATGCAGGGACTTTCTTCCCAGGAGCCGGAACGTCGAGTGAATTTGACGACAAACGGCACTCCTGTGGGAGGTTCCGTCTCATGCAACTCTCCGTTGCAATCCGCCAAAGAATCAAGCGGAAGGAGCTTCTCGCTGCAGCTCATCAAGTGCGAGAAATCGGTGAGAGAGTGAAGGTGTTATGGAAGGCGTATTCTGACATTACTGCTGGTGTGCCGATCCCCTCCGGACCGGCGTGGCAACTGACTCCACTGCACCTCATGAAGATGCGGGAGCGCGATGCGCAAGCTGCGGAATTTCTGCAGGAGCGGATCAAGCTGTGGAAGACCTGGCAATTCCGCATGGTACAACTGCGTGCGGATGCAGATCTCTTATGGCTGGCAGCGCTTCGTGCCTTCCCTGGACAGCCAGTTTGTCCGAGGGTGCACGCTTTGTGTGGTTTCGATCGCTGGCCCCGCTGTTGCATCCGGGAGCGTTTGGCGACGGAACGGGCAGTCCTTAGAAAGGCATTGCTCGAACTCCGCCACATCCGAGAGCGACCGGAAGAAGTGCTGCAGACGGCGGGTACATCTCGTTGCCGTCTAACAGCCTTCACAAATTCGGCTGGGAAATGCCGCTTGGCAACCATTCATGAAGGGGCTGTTACTATCATTGCCCGCAACATGAGCCAGGCGCTCATTCAGAGCCTCCGACGACATGGTACGAACCGATCCATGCTCGAGAATGAGCCGGTCCGTCTTCAAGAAGAGTCCGCGAAGAGTGTGATATATTCCGCGGATTGGAGTAAGGCGACTGACTGGATCAGCAACTCGTTGGCGTTCGGAATGTTAGACGCCGCATTGACAGAGCTGGGTGTTGAACCAGAACTAATCGCGGCAGCGGGTGCCATCGTTGACGACATGGAAGTATACGTCGAGTACGAGGACTGGGAATTGCTGCCAGGGAGGATGACTGTGACCATCGACGGAGAAGAAAAGTCCGTTCTCAAACGTCGCCACACAGTCGTCAGCCGGGAACCCACCAAAGTAACAACGGGTGGGATGATGGGGCTCGGCCCCAGCTGGTTCCTCTTAGGGATGCTCAATGATTACTGTGCAACAAGAGCAGGAGCTCGTCCCTCCACTTTCCAAGTGAACGGGGACGACCTTGTCGCATGTTGGGATCAATCCACGATTGACCGATACGAGAAGATAGTGGAGGAATTGCAGCTAAAACTTAACAAGCGCAAGTCCTTCCGCGGCAGTTCAGGTGTGTTCTGCGAACAGCGCGTCGTACGGACGAAAGGTGGAGCAGTCGGTTTTGAAGAGTTCCGACTGGCCGAGGCGTCAGGAGCTAAGTCATCAGAGGCCGATCGCGGCCATTATGTATTGGATGACTTAGAAAAGATCGCCACGGGCAGGCACCCAGAAAGGGGACTACCTGCACATCCTCTGCTACGCAACCTCGCCCGACGAAGCCAGAAACGGAATCAGATTACCAAGAGGATTCCGGGTCGACTCAGCCAGGGTGGAGGAGGGGTCGGCCGTGCTAACGAGACCACACTTCGGGTGTTCCTCGAAGGGGGCGCCGTCAGCATTCGCACAAAGGCCAAGACCGTCATAGAGAAGAGCAACTCAAGGATCAGAATGGAGTTCCTTCGGAAGACCCCCGCTCCCACCACCGGTGACGTTAGCAAGCTCATCCCAATAGGGAGAGCGCTCGACGAGTTAACAATTCGTCAAGCAAGTATTGCTGATACATTACAACGTGACTGGCAGATGAGGGCGAAGGCCAAACCAGCAACCTTCCGGGACCACAAGAAGCGGCTCGAATGTCGACTCAATAAAATCACTACTGAATGGAAATCCTGGCGGCAACTCATGGCAAGCACAGACTGTCACGCCCGATACAGTGCAAAGGGGCGTGCTAGAGCCTGGCGTCAAGCCGCGAACGGCAGATACGAAAAGGCTATCAAAGAACTAAAGAAAGCACCTCGTCTCATTGAGACCGAGGCACTCATGATTCAAATGGGTCCTCACTTATGTCCGGAAATAACGCGAGTGGCGTTTAGGTCCGGACGTCCTACCGTTGCCGTGGAGACATAGTCTCCAC